TCCACGTGTTACGCCCTAGGGCCTCCTAGCTCCGAAATTTTGGAGCAACTCCTAGCTAAAAGCTAGGAGAATGTGTAGATCGATAGTTCCTCATAACCGTCGACGCAAGGAATATCAAGCAAGTAGCGCCCGTCTTTGAGATATTTGAGACGGACGTCCTCAACTTGGTACCAAACGTCCCCGTGTGGGGTACCTCGCCGATAGGCGAGGTATAACGGTGTGACGTAATCACCAGGGTATATGCTCGGAAGAGCCAGTCCCTTGAGGTGAAACGTCTTAAAGAACACACCACCATAACCGTTACGACGCGCTTGTCTCGTACGAAAACCATCCCACGAGTGACTGTGGAGATGGCCATCGCCGTAGGCGGGCGGACCGATTAGCTTCTTCCCTTGGATATGGCGGAGGATGCATGACGCAGCCTCACCATCGTAGTTTCCAAAGAAAAAGTTATGGAGGGTGTACAGGACCTTATCACTCAAGGTTTCCTTGACGTAACAAGGCCTGATATCGATACCCCGAAGATAGTCAGCTCCACATGATTCTCTGAATGGTCCCGCAACATGAGACTTCTTCGCGTTGACTGTAAAGCCAGCGCACTGAAGCATCTCAAGAATCGGCAAGACGTCTTTCGTGCGACAAATGATATCGTCGCCGAAGACCGTCACAGAGCCATGTGAACTTACACTCTGGCAAAGGCACCAAAATATGGCACTCTCGAGTGGGAACGTGAAACCATTTCCCATACTCGAAAAGTGCTGAAGCTGGTGCTCTTCACCGTTTTGATAAGTGTAAGTACGACTACAGCCTGCGCTCAACAGACTGTACCATTCGCTTGGAAGCAGAAAACGAACAAGCTGCCGGGCGATGGTGTCGGATGCTGATGACAGATCGATCGTTGCGAAACCACCGTGAAGCGAGCCCTCGCGGGCACGTCTTTGTTGGATGGTTTGATCGGTCAAGTCGATGCCTTGTCTCTTCAGCCGGTTAGCCATGAAGTCCCCAATACCACACTGAAACAATGTGTTGAGGGTTGGCTGTGTCATGATCGACCTAAGAGAGGTAAGGCTCTTCGGAACGAATTCCAAGCGGCTAACCTCAATATTTACATTGAGAGTAATGACTTCGTACCCTTCTTCGTCGATATGCGACCGGATCCCGTGGCAATCAAGCCAATGGGGCATGGATCGGACGACGTCGTTGAAGTACGAACTCCGCAATAGAGATTCGCTACACGAGGGCAACTCGCCAAGTTTGACTTGGGGGTTGCTATTCTTTTTCGCCACCGTTGAGGTGCTGCCTGGACCAAAGCGTAGTGGCAATTCGTCAACTCTTGGACAAGGGCCAAGTAGCCTAGCCATAAGCCTGCGAGCCCGGAATAGGCTCGGAATCAGGTGCTGATCAACAGCAGGCACGGGACTACTAAACCGCATGTTTGTGAGTCGGCATTGCGCCTCGGCGTCTCGGAATTTAGCGTATGCCTCATCCTCCAGCCTTGCATCGGGACAGACGAACGATGAGTTCTTCTGGAACAATGCGAGGACTTGGCGGGCGGCAATCGCATCGCATTCCGTAATCGTTTCGTAGTCCAAGACTACTGACGATATCGGAGCTACGTCTCGTTCTTCAAGGAGAGCTTTAATAGCTCCCTGAAGTGATTCACGCAGTGCGCGATCGAGAATCCGATTAGTAAAAATGTCAGCAAACTCACAAAAGAAAGTGAGTTCTTCACAGCGCGTAAAGGGCTTCGTCCACATACAATTCTCCAAAGGAGTAAGAAAAGGAAGCTAGTTCCAATCCCTAGTATGAACGCCTCAGTTTCAGGAGGCAGCCAAGACTGGAACGGAATCAAGAAGCAGTGATACCGCTGTCAACAAGCTCGGCAGCGTAGCCCGTCGTCGCAGCTGCGACTGACGTGCTCACGTTGTTGAGCGAATTGGCAACCAGTTGCTTGACCAGGCGACGCTCGGCCGGTGTAGCGCGTTCATTGAAGTAAAAGACCGCGCTGCCGACGTTGACGTACGCCACCTTGGGAGCCGCTGTATAGCCTGCCGCATTTTGGCCGGAAACGCTTTCCATAACAGGCACCTGGAAACGGATCTCCAGACGCTGTGCCCCACTCTTGAGCTTTTTGACCGTCGTCTGCACAGTTGCATTCGCATACAACGGAACAGAAGTCAAGACCTCCCGCCAAGCTGCGACGCGGCCCAAAATCGGGTCAACGGACGAGCCAAGGGGGACGAAAGTGTGGGAAACAGGAGTCGCTGCGCCATCAAAGATGACAATGTTTGCTTGTGCAGACATGAGTCTGGTCCATAAAAATTATTTTAGGAATACCGACATACGACGCTTTGCGTTGAAGTCGGCCCAAGTTTTGAGCTTCGAACCCCTGACATCGACTTTCGAAAGATTGTCGACTAGGGAGCTCACGCCGCCATGAATCAGAGCGGCGGCATTCTCGCAGTGTGATAGGGAAAAAGCCTTTTCTAGCGTCTTGCGAGGCGGATACGGGATTCCATAGAAATCAATGGAGTTCGGGTCCGTGCCCACAGAGCGCGTAAAATAAAAACGGCGAATATCCCAACTGCCATCTATCCATGACGGCGGATCAGCAACTCCTGTTTGTTTACTAGCGACGGTACTTATGCCGCTATGACAGTAGTTGTTGACCAATCTTGGTGGAAAGCCCATAACCTTGAAGTAGTTTCCGACAGGTATGAACCAGTCGACTACAAAGGACAGAGGGACCTTTTCCCAGACTACAGACATCGGGTCAGTGAGACCCAAAATCTGTGCCATGGACGGATGTTCCCGTAGATTCCAAATCGCTTGAAAACGGTACCGCTGCTCATAGCCCAGGTCGTAATGAACCCTGAGCGGTTTTACATAAGCAGTTTTACCCCGCGATCGGAACTCAAGCTTCCGCTCCTCTTTCATCTTCTCGACCTTCTCCATCAGGTTTTTAATATCCTGAAGAAGTGGCTTCCATGCGTACTGCATGGCAAGCCAAGTCGAAGAAATGTCTAAGGTGCTCAACTTCTGACTCCGAGGTTTAATTCGGTGGCCACGAGATTGAGCAGCGCGGATCAGGGTTCGCAGAGATCCAGTCACATCTCCCTTCGATAAGAGATGGATGGATTTGAACACAGAGGTAGAGAGTCCAACAACTGACTCGACAGCCTCGGGCAACTCAGCCAGGAAGATCCCGGCATGAAAGTCGCCACTGTTCACTGCGTCAACCTGTTTGGCAAATACCCCTAACTGGGTCAAGTCGCACTGGGAGCTATCCATATATGGAATAGCAGTTTCCCAAACGCCAACCCAACTGAGGTAAGCTTGATAGCCGTCTGGAAGATATGGCCCATCGGGCGGTGGAGTGGGCACCAGATGTGAAAACCTGGTATGCCTATTTAC